AAATTAATAATATTATTGACATCTTTAGATAGAGATCTGGTAATATTATTTTTCAAAGAATTGAATAAAGGATTATTTCCCCCGAAAGGTATGTTTAGACGCAATAATTCGTCTATTTGATTAACTACTAAATTATTAACGTTACTATTTACCTGGGGTGGTAAATTAGAAGAAATAGTACTTTGCAAAGAGGATACTGATTGATTACTGGAAACAATATTTACGGGATTAGTTTGGCCTATAATACCTTTTGGAATTTCATTTAGAGTATTATTGGCTTCCTTACTTACTATTTTATTAGTGTCTTTGGCAATACTATTAGCAATAATGGGTATAGCAACGGAAACTATATTATTTGCAACAGGTACATTTTTTCTGTTTCCAACAGTTTGTTGTAGAGAAGCAGTAAGTGTAGATGTTATTAAACGAGTAACAGCGTCTGTCATGTTATTAACTTTAATAAATCGATTTTTTCCGATGCGAATCTAGATTCGGCACCTCTTTTTATGGCATCTGAACTAGATTTAAAAAATTCATTTACATTTTTTATTTTATAATTACTTATTAGTTCTACAATATCTTTATCTGTAAGTTTAGATTTACCTTCGAGAGGAACAGTAAAAATAGTGGTTCTAGTAGGACCAAATTGTACTGATGTTGACCAAATAAGATCTTGTACTGCCGGGCCAAAACTAGTCAGATCCAAACCTTTTCTTTTTAAGTTTGATACCATAATGTCATAATATTTGCTCTTAATAAAATCATGTTGATCTTTTTCAAATTCTTTGCTGTTAGAAGACGATATAGATTTCCAAACATTATCAAATTGGGGTGTTCCTGGTACTAATCCACTAAACTTATCCTTAAATTTTGAAGCAGCAATAAAATCTTTTACAGGAGAATTTTTAGAATTGGGCCTAGATTTACCGTCAGGCATAGTAGCAGGCAAAAAAGAAGCTAATTGATAGGTACCATAAGATGCTCCTCCAAAATCTCCGCTGTTTAAGTAATTATTAATAGTACCGGGGCCTTTACCTCCTGATTCATATTTTTCAGATGTATTTCCTAATTCCCAACCTGGTACTGAGGGGCTTCCTGTTCTTATTGGATTTTTATTTTCGTCCAAAACAGGTTGTCCACTAGAATCTTTTACTATACCATCGTTTTTATTTTGTAAATTATTTGCATTGATAATGGGAGATCCGCCTGCTGCTGAACTAGGTCTGGGCACATTAATAACACCACTACTAGAGGGACCAGTTATATAATCTGCAAATACTTTACTCGCTACAGTAGTAGGAATAGTACCCATATATGCTGGTTGTTGGCAATCTGATCCATCAAGAAAGAATCCAAATGCCCAGGAACCTTCTACAGGACCCAAAGGAGCAGCACCTATGCCCGAAATAGATGCAGAAGTAATGGGCATTATAGGTACAGCCCAAGGCAAATCCTCTGTAGGAACTCCTGTAATTCCCTTATCTGCATTATGATAACCAAAAATTCTAATTTTTACTCTACCGATTTTTTCCGGATCCATACGATCTTCTATTACTCCTATAAACCAATGAAAACCATTTCTGTCATATATATTCATTAAAAATCCTTCGTAATTTCCATTATCATTCTATGTTCTATAATAGTTGATTTTGTAATTTTATGGTTGATAGCGGTTATTAGATAATTACCAGAATATAACTTGTCGGTAAAGTCTTTATCTGTTTCATCTCTGGGACCTAACTTAGGATGTTTAAAGTTAATAGTTTGACCTATTTCTACATCTGTTCTTCCAGGTACATTTATATTTAATTTTAAATTATTCAGCCCAAACAGCCCCAATTTTCTATTTCCTATTGAATTTGGATTCCAATCTATTTGACCATTGTTTGGATAGAAGTTTCTAATAACATCGGGATTTCCTGGTGGTTCAATTTTGGCCTTCGGATTAATAAAAACCGCTTCATCAAACTTTTTATTATAAACATTAGCAATATAAACCTTGTTTGCCATATAACCACTAGTATAATTTTTAGCATAATCTATAACTGATATCATATCTACATATTCTGTAGTATTAAATCTCGCACTGGTTTTATTTTTATTCTCGACATTGACAATGGATAAATTATATTCTCCTATATTTTTATTTTCTTCCAATAACTTACTAATACTTTTAATATAAAAATTTTGATTAGATTGAAAAAACAAAATATCATTTGCCGAAGTACATTTCGACGCCATCCAATTAATACATTTAAATGGTGACCAACCGGGACAAATGAATTTTATTTTGCCCTGTACTTCTGTACCTATTTGTAGAATTTCATTGGAATATAATTTTCCAAAAATTTCTTTAAACAATATTTCGAAATCGTCTTTAAAGCTTCTATAGATATTAGTTAAGGAGTCCTGTAGAAATTCTGGAGATATAAAATCAAGCATTAACATTTGAGTATTATTGTCTCTTACTATTTTTCTATTGGAAATTGTGGTTATTCTAAATACCTTTTTTATAGACTGTGAAAATGAAGGAGTTGTGAAAGTAATACTCAAATATTCATTTCCTTCTATTGGAATATTTTCTACAATATTTAAACTATCTGAAAGTAAAATAGTGCCCTTTAAAAAATTATTATCTATACTTTCATAGATATTAAGTTCCACTAAAAAATCATCTAGTTCGAATATTTTATTATCTTTAATTATATTCAAAGCATAAATAAAAACATCGCCAGGATTGAATACGCCATCTGCCATTATAGTTTAATTAATCTATCAAATTCTTGTTCGAGTACAAAAATATATTTTGGTTTTAAAATTAAAATACTTCTTTTTTCTTCATTTAATCTATCCTCGTAAGTATAATTTGAAATTGCTGTCGAATTAGGGTAACTACTATTTACCCAGTTTTTATTAGCATCTTCCCAATGATGAGTAGATTGTATATAGGCTATACCATATTTAGATTTAACAAATTGTTCCAACTCCAAAGACGAAAGAGGCCAATCGAATCTAGGATCCAAAATATCATTAATATGAAGAATGACCCAATGATAATTAGAATTATTATAAAATTTATCTGCTAGTTTTTCTGGAGTATCACCTTCTTTAATATCGTAAACATCATAGATGGAAGAATTACTTTTTAATTCGTCAGATAATGTTACTCGACGTAAAATATTGGTAATTACCTGTACCGATTCTAAATCATCTAAGGAATATAAATCCTGGGGAAATTTTTCGAAATACATTAATATCCCTGTATAATTTTTTCTTTGGTAAGAATTTCTGTTTCTCTAAAAGTTAAAGCAAGATTAATTTCATTGGGGGCACCATCCTTAAAGGAGGAAAATTGTTCACCACCGTAACTTACTTGCATATCTGTCAAAACGCAAGGTGTAAATTTATGAAAATATTTGTTTTCTTGATTTTTGAAAAAATATGTTATTTGAAATTCTGCGGGATATATAAAAAATAATCTATTTGTAGATAATTCGGGATGCATATGAAATTTAAATAGTTTTATTATGCTTTGTACCATTTGTGTTTCAGCATTACTTTTAGGCATAAATCTATGGTTAAACGAAAAAGATCTGAAATCTATGGCTTCAAATAATACCTCCCTAAAAGGATTTAAGTTAACACCTGCTCTTGCACTTAAAATGGATTTAACATCAGTGCCTCCAAAAATTGAAGGTAATTTTGCCAATCCAAGTAATGCTGCTGATGCTATTTCCCCACTCATATTAGTAGCATTATTTAACGACTCAGATAAACTATTGCCTCCAGTGACACCTAGAATACCTGCTAATGTCCCCAAGTCTTTATTGGCATATTGTGCACTATATTTTACTGATGGTCTTTCTTGAAGATGCAAAGTAATACTATCAGAAATTCTATATGTATTATCTGGACTTAATGTATCAGAAGAATTGGTAATATCAGCTACCAGAGAACCTAAAGCCGCACCACCCAATGCACCTAATCCACCTGCTAATCCTTTAATAACACTACCTGCTGCAGCTCTACCTGCCTGACCAGCAGCAGTACCAGGAGTTCTACCTGGTATTATTCTATCTATATTTTGTCCCGCCTTAGCGCCTGCTACAGCACCTGCTGCTGCGCCTCCCAAAACTAATATATTATCAAAACTACTACTCAATTCGTCACTAGTTAAACCTGCTCCATTGGGATCCTTATCTACTCTGTATAATCTATCCCCTCGATTATATTTGGATTTGCCTCTTACGTTGATAGCAAAATTGATGTAATGTAACAGTGATGGGTCTGACTGAATATCACCGGGAAAGCTTTTTAAATTTATTTTATATTTGTTAGAATTAGCATCAACAACACTATTCCCAACTATTTGATTAAAATTGGTATTGTTTCTTTGTGTTGCTTCAAACTTTTCCTCTTTTGCTAAAAGAGCTGATCTTGAATCAGACATCGTCTTCCTATAAATAGTTATATAATATATTTATTCCATTTCTATGTATAAAAATACTTATAAAGGTCGTTATAAAGTAATCAATGGCGAAAAATACAAGGGAGATATTCTAAATGTTATTTATCGCTCACTTTGGGAATTAAAATTTATGAAATGGTGCGATTTTAATACTGCAGTAGTAGAATGGGGGTCTGAAACCGTGGTGATTCCCTATATTTCACCTTTAGACAGAAAAAAGCATCGTTATTTCGTGGATTTTTATGTAAAAATAAAAAATAACAATGAGGTAGTTAAATATCTTATAGAAATAAAACCAGGGAGATTCACTAAACCACCAGCAGTACCAAAGAAAAAAACAAAACAATTTATAGATGAAGTAATGGCATATGGTATAAATGAGGCCAAATGGAAAGCAGCCAACGAATATTGCATGGATCGAAAGATGAAATTTTTAGTATTAACCGAAAAAGAATTAGGATTAGAATCCAAGATAAATAATAAAAATGCAAAATAAATCTTTTACCGATCTTCGAATTGATCCTAAAAACGTGGATAAATCTGTACAATGGTTTCAATCACAGATACGTAAACTTGGACAACTTAATGGGCAGAACATAATGACGGAACGTGCATTTCTAGTAAATAGAATTACACCGGGCAAAATGTATTTG